TGCTAAACAGACATCAGGTAATGCTGTTGCATTTGTAATACACAACAGACTGTCCATCGTTTTGTTTGTAAAATGAACATTAAATTTATCTGGACTATATGTCTTAAAATGATCATCATCTGTCACTATTTCACAAATTACATGTTTGGTTGTATCTGGCAAGTTTGTTGATTCAACAAATGCAGTAATATCATTTGGATTGTAGACTGATACACTCATTACCACAGTTTTGTCATTCACTGTTACCATACTTGGCTTTGGATAAGATGATGACAACATGTAATTCTTGGGGGCTGGTCTGTGAAACAAACTGGCAATAAGCTGAAACATTGTATTAAATTATATGTGTTATGGAATATGGTTTGTTGGGATATATAAAATCAAATTTTATTGATTGGATCGAAGAGACAATCAATAAAATTAGTTGATGAAACCAAAAAGTTGGAAGTATCATTTAACAAAAAAATTTAGATATACTATCAATTATAAAGAATATCAATGTTGTTGATGCCAGATGAATTATATATTGTACCAAAACAATATTTCCTAAAAAGTATAACATGCAAATGATACAAGTGAGACTAACAAAATGAAATAGTTGAGAACATTTTGTTTTGTGTGTTTCTATTAAATGTAATTTAAGAATAAGTACCAGAAGCTGTGATGATATTGCTAAATAGATACCATCTTTAGAACTATTATTGCTGAAAACAAATATACCATTCATCAAGCCAATAATACATCCTTCAATCATCCATCTAGTTTGCTGAAGTGTATGAGTTTCAGTAGTTTCTATGTTTTCATAATGTGAATATTTGCACATGTACAAAAATAATACACCATTCATGAATGCCATTAGTGCAGGATTGGCAGGATCTTTAATTGTTTCAAAAAATCCAACTATAATCATTCCAAAAAGTGTGAATGCTGTTAACATATGTTTCATTAATACCCACTGAGATACATTATTAATTATCACCTGTTTATTCTTAAAATCATCAAGCATCTTAGGAATTTTGGTCCATGTATCTATCACAATATCAGCAACTTGTTGTGCAGTTTGACTTTCACCTTTGATAGCCACACCTATATCTGCTTGAATAAGAGCAGATACATCATTTGAACCATCTCCAACCATCATTACACTTTTATTAAAAGTTTTTTGTAAATAAGATACATACATTTGTTTGACATGTGGAGATGCTCTGTAAATAATCTTTCTTTTTGCCAATAATACTTTTTGTAATTTGTAATCATGTATTGTATTAATTAGTGATTCTACTAGTTGACCTGACATAACACATGTATCAAAATTTAATTTTGCTATCTTGTTTAGATCATCAATGTTTTCAATAACTGAATATCTATCTGTAATTAAGCCAACAGTTTTTCCAACATTTATGGCACTACTTAATTTATCACCTGTTAACATGGTGATGTCATTGTCCATTTTACTAATTGTTTGATAGATTTCATCTACTACATAATCATTGAATACATAAATACTCCAGTCAGTAAAATTTGACAAATGTTTGTTTGTATCATTACTTAAAATATTGTATACATCTTTTTCACTTATTATTTTTGATGCATGTGCTATGACTCTTTTATATGAATTGGATGATAGATCAGTGTTTTCAATTGTGTGTAAAAGTTCAGAAGCTCCTATTTGATTAACATAATCACAAATTCTTTCAGGCATTCCCTGAATATGCAAAACATATTGACCATTTGATTTAATAATTGATGATTTAACACCAGTGTCATATGAAAAGTTTTTAAAGTAGAATCTTTCTATTTCATAAAGTGTGGTGTCTTCAGATGTGTATTCAAAATGACCTGATATTTCATCTACATGATTTGATACTAATTGATATTTTGTTTTGTCCATAACAAAATTCAATAAAAGTTCTTCCAATATATCACTTTTTAAAATTTGTTTGGTTTTGCTATGCAGATCAATAGATGTACATGATAGTACATTTTGAAAGAGAGTATGACTATTAGTATTAGGTTCTACCATAACATTTACACCGTTATGCCAACATTCTACCAAATCAATTTTGTTAGTTGTTAATGTTCCTGTTTTATCTGTCACAATAAACTGTGGATTGACTTGAAATGATCTAATACCATTTGTATTGAACTTAATTTGTTGTTGCTTTGCAATTCTTTTTGAGATAATGACAGATGAAATGTTAAAAAAGAATTGCAGACTCAATGGGATCATAGTATTGAAAAGCAATATGATTCTACAAATATTTAGAATTAAGTCTGACCATGAAAATGTATTGCCAGTTTTATCAATGATGACAAATCCTAGTACACTTGATAAGAAAAATAACACATACAAATTTCTAGTGCATATTTTTGTTAACTTTTCTTGTATTGGTGTTTTATTTTTGTTAATATTGTAATCAAGTCTGTAAATTTGACAATCATTTCCACATTCGATAACCACACCAAATAATATCCCATCAACAATTTCAGTTCCTCTAAAAACTATGTTATTTTTTGTGTATTCATGAATTGATGTATCATGTCGAATCAAACCGGTATTTTGATAATGATTAATATGTAATATATTTTCAACTGAATTATTGATTATTATTCCCGTTTTGGGTACAACAATATTTTCTCCAGTTAACTCAAGTTCATTAACCATTATTTTTTGTTGTCCAATTAACAATATATCAGCTGGCACAGTGTCTCCATATTTTAATTCAATAAAATCACCTCTAATAATGTCTTTTTGACTAATACACATATTTCCACTATGCCTAATAATATCCACTTGTTTGTCATTTATTGTGAATTGTTGCACAATGATATTATGTGTTTCATACATGTATTCTATGACTGAAATGATAGCAAAAATAGTAAGGGGTAGTAATGATCTGAAATCACCAAATATGCATACTTGACCAATAGCTATTATCAAACAGAAAAAATTTATAATGTCTGTAAAGTACAAAAATAACCCATGTAAAATATGAACTATATACAACATGTATGTATTCAGTTTAAATTTAGTCAAATAGACTGAATTATCATTATTAAATAAATCAGACCTAAATTTATTCAAACTTGATATTGATTGAATTGATTCAGTTTTGTATACTACAGTGTTTTTTTTTTTAAAATATAATTTATATCCTGTTACAATAAAAATCCAGAATGACAAAACACAAGATAGTTTATATATATGTTCAAATATACTCATCAATGTGAATTCAAAAAAATAAGACAAATCATCAGTCATTAAATAGAATTGCACAAAGATGATATACAATATTAGTAGAACTATTGATGTTTCTATAAAATGTTTAATATGGGTTAACATGGTGTCTGCAAATTGATGAATATTATTGAGTGAAAGAATCTAAATATCAATATTTTTAAAAATGGTATAATAAATAAATGACATAGCTTATTGTAATTGAAGAATATATCTATATGTTTTTGAAGAAGACAATAAATGTGACATATCTTCACGATCATCATAACGACCAACTCGCATATTCTCATATGCATGTTCCAAAATGTCCAACATTTGTGATACATCATAGGGACAATCATTTTCAATGGCATATTTTAGACATTCAAAGCTTTCATATTCAGCTGCTTCACATGTGCATACTTTAAACACTCAATATTACCTTTTGATGCTGCATTATGACAGGTCGTTTCATCCCATACATAACCATTTTCATGTGCATACTTTAACATACTTAAATGTCCTCGTTTTGCAGCTTCACGACAAATAGTTTTATCAATAGTTTTAATAAACGTTTTATCAATCGTATTATCGCGACAATATTTCATGCAATTAAAATAGCATTCATCTGTAATGTCTGAATTGGATGTATAACCAAAAGATGCGGCTTTGAGCAGAGAACATCCATTTTGATGGGCATATTTTAAACATTCAATATTACCTTTTTTAATGGCATATGCACACAAATACATACTCAAATGTTCACCATTAGATTGCATATATTTTATACATTCTAATTGACATTCTTCTTCTGCTATCTTCATACATTTTTTTTGATCCCAACAACATCCATTTTGATGGGCATACTGTAAACAATTAACATGACCATGCTTTGCTGCCAAATAACACGTTTCTTCTGTCCATGGAGCTCCATTTTTAGACACATATATTAGTACATTTAATGATCCATAAGTTGCTGCAATATTGCACCAAATATCTTTTGGTTTATATGATAGTGTAAATGGAAGATTTATATTATATTTTTTCAATGTGTTCACTTTATGTTTTTGCCAAAACAATATGCAATCGTCAATTAACTTATCAATTGGCAACATTAAAAAATCAATCATGGTCATTGTATCATCCATCCAAACTTGTTCATCTAATGGAAAATTGGATGTTATCAAATATTCCAATAAAATAGTATGAATATTTGGTGTCATATGAGCAATCGATAATTCAATTTCATTTGTTTCCATTCCAGAAAGAACTGGACTTTGATCAATAATAATTTGGTCAATAAGCGACATCAATACAATATAAATTTTAGTGTAAAAAATATTTAGAGAAGAAAGATAAATCAATTTTTAAAAACTAAAAGGATCATTACTGAAAAGATGCATCAATAGTAGGTAGACCAGATGGTACATGATCAAAATCAATCCATCCCTTGTCCATATCGACAAATGTATCATACCAAACATACTCGCTAATTGTCTTGCATGTCTTGAAAGGAGTACTACTATCAATATATTCCTTAATGTATGCTAGGATTGGTTTAATTGTTTCCATACCCTTGTTCCTGGCACGAATGTTAAAATATCGCTGGTTCCCTCCAATAAGATCAGTTTTCGACTTGTTGTAAGACAGTGGAACAGGTACACCAAAATGTGATGTTAGAAACTCACTTGTTTCCTCAAGACTTTTTAGTTCATCGGCAGTAAGATCATTTGTCACTGCTGCATCTTTTCTTGTCACACGGATGTGAAACTCAAAATACTTACCATACTTGTCCGCATCTGCATCCGTTTGTGGAATTCCTGTGATACCATATGCAGATGCTTCAATCTTTTCACGCACAACTTGGAGCCCAGCAAGTGAAAACATAGTGGCCAGCTGATGACATGCTTCAATTACCTCTGACCTATCATTTGAGAGCACATATAGGGAACTTTGCATAATTGTAACATAACCAGAACCAACAAAGTTTAAAGCCAAAATTGGATCCTTCATTGGCTTAAAATATGGATTTGATTCATCTGCACTCATTGTTTCATTGAACATTTTAACAACTGCTTTGTATTTCTCAACATCATCACTCTTCATAAAGATATGAATCTCATTTAGTGCCCTTGAACCCGGTGTAGTTCCAATCATATTGGGTGTAGTGTCAAGAACATTACTATCATATGCATCTAAATTCTCTGGCCTATTGAGGACAGGCAATGCAGTATGAGACATCTTATGTGCATTAGAAAATAGCTCAACAACTTTGTCTGCTGGGAACATGGTAGTAATTATAGTATATGATATATTAGGGATGTAGGGGAAATTAAATATCAATTTTTATTGATTGGATTCGAAGAGGACAAACAATAAAAATTGGATAAATGAATAAATATGAATGGGGCCAATTTTTATTGATTGGATTTGAAAAAGACAATCAATAAAAATGGATAAATGAATAAATATGAATGGGCCAATTTTTATTTAATGCTTGCAATGTAAGAATGTATTATAGACTAATGATTTTAAAAAGTATATGTGTTTACTATCATATAATCAATAAAATAGTTCACAATGTAATAATTGTATGATGAATATTAAGAATTTTTATTCTGTCATATAGTTTATCATTAACACTTATTTTATTGGTTTATATGATTATTAGTATCCTATCACATAAACCAATAAAATGAATAAATAAAAAAACAATAAGAAAAAATATTAGTTCCTATTGTTTATCTTAATATCATTATTTTAATGATATATTTTATTGTTCCATGTGATCGGCGTACATGTCTTTCCAACAAAAATAAGCTGGCTGATGAACAAAGTGAGAATGCCATTTTTTTAGTTACTACTCAATCATTTTGAGATCATCAAGAGTATATTTTGTGATAAGTGGATCATCCAGTTTATACTTAATACCACTTTCTGCCGACCCTCCTGTGAATTCATATTCAGGCGCATACATTGTGTCACTGCCAAAATTATAGAAGTCATGTGAATTACATTTGCAAATTGCATTATTTTCAACCAGAACTAACTTTCCATCTTTGTATTCAAATTGTTTATGAACAAAATAATAATCTGTACCACAATGAGTAATACGATCTGTATTGCAATATGGTGTTATTATATATTCTCGAACAACATGAAAAATGTATTTGTCTGTCATAATTATTTCATCACAGTCATCATAAACTTTATAGATAACATTCCAACCATTTTCTAGATCATGTATATCATACAATCTAATTTCATATGGACATGCCCAACAACAACCATGCGCCAATATTAAATTTTTATCAGTACTAATTTCAAAATCATTCCATATAAATCCATCTACAAATTTATATGGTTTGTCTGTTTCTTTTTCATACATACCAAAATGTGCCGCAATAGGATTATTAGTATGGTGTTTGTTTTTGTCATAAACAGTTTTGGTTGTTAGATTTATAAATATTTGCGTTGTGTAAAAAGGAAATCCAATATATATTGTGTTGTCATTTTTTACGAACCATATTGAATCTCTTGCACCTATTTTATTTTGTCGATATGAATGTATTTCTATTTCATCTTGACACAATGTTACAATCCAAAAATTTTTATTCTCCGGATCATCAATTTTGTTCTCTGTAAACTTGTCACCAATTTTTGTGACATGTGTCATTCTAGTTTATATTTTTTGTCATATTTAAACAATGATGCAAATAATATATCATTCAATTTTTTTATTGATTGTCTTCTTCAAATCCAATCAATAAAAATTTATGCTTGCAATGAAAGAATGTCATAAGGTAAACATAATTTATATTATAATCAAAATGGTGCGTCTTATTGTTTTTGTTAAAAAAGACATGTGTGTCGATCACATGGAACAATAAAATATATCATTAAAATAATGATATTAAGATAAACAATAGGAACTAATATTTTTTCTTATTGTTTTTTTTTATTCATTTTATT